GGGCAAATAGGTACATCTCACGCGTTTCGTTGTACCCAGGCGTACCGTGTATTTCGGCGTCCGTCAAACCAACCCACGGGCAGTGCGCTGGCTGTGCCTCAAGTTCACGGCGTAGCGCCATCTCTGCCTGCCGCGCTGCCGTTGCCTCACGAATCCAATAGTCCAAATCTTGCGTTGGCTGCACCCAATCTTCAAAAGGTATTCCTTTAGGATGGGCGTTGTCAATTACAGTAATTTTGTAAATAAGCTCCTGCGCTGGCTGTGCCCTAGCATCACAAGCCGCACATCCGCCAATGCACACCTTGCATTTCCCGTCCTGCAACTTAGCCGCAGCCATTGCTCTCTTAGCTTGAAAGCCACCGCCCCATGCACCCTGCCGCTTTGCCAATTCGTCGAACGCCTCGTCTTCAGGTGTTTTCATAGCCAACTCCATATGCTTGAGACAGCGCCACCAGTGCGAAGAAGTCAGTTATGTATTCCATGTTGTCTCCACCTCTGCATGTGTTTCAATCCATACTTTCGCGCCGCAAGATAGCGGGCCGTTCGGGCTGTAGACAACCTTGCTCGGGCCGTTTACTGACACGGCATTACAGCGTGTATTAGACTTGTACGTTTTGACGGTAAGCACAGGTAAGTCTGCCCCTTTCGCGTTAGCCTTAATGTTGTGCTGGTTTACGTGGATGATTGTCTTCATAACTCCTCCATCAGTGGGTTGATGTCGTCCATCAGGGTTTGAATTTTGTCAATGGTGGCAGCGCTGCTCACTCCGTACTTAGTGTGCTGGCGCAGGGCTTCGCGGATGTCGCTTAGTGTTGCCCAGTACCGATTACCCCATGAGGCCATCTGAAACTCCATGCTTTCCTCGGGTATCTTGAACATCAGTTCTGCATACACGGCATCTCTCCTTTCAGTATGTCGTACATCTTCAGCAAGGTCTCGCGGTCAAGGTAGTAGTTGCGTAGTACTCTCATAGCCAACTCCATATGATTGAGACAACGCCAGCCACAGCAAACAGCACAGTGAATATGGTGACTGCAACAAGAATAAAGCTGAAAACCAGGTCTTCAGTTTCGTCGTCGTCGTCTTTCATCAAAACTTCTCCTTGTAAAACTTCCCGATAACCTCCGCCAGTTCGTGGATATGAAAGTCGCCGCCTTCGCCACCGGCGTCGCTGATCCAAATGTTCCCTGGCAGCACGCCCGGGGACAATGTCCAGCCGGCCACGTGGACCTCGTAGCGTTCGCGACCGTCCTTCATGCCCTGGTCGTAGGCCACCTGGGCCTTGCACGCGTCCTCAATCGTCATCATGGTGTATTTCTGACATTCTTGCCAGACAAACCTGGCGTTTTCTTTGCCGATAAGTTTGTGTTCTGCTTTGCTCAATTGAAGCCACCAGTCTTCAAAGGTCATATCAACTCTCCATGTGGTCAAAAACAGCTTCGTCAATGCGCAGGCGCTCTTTGTGGGACATCTGGGCCTCGAGCCATGGCGCGGGTTGGCCCCTGCAGTCGAGGACTTCCCACTCCCCTTCTCCGCCTTCTGCGGGATAGCAGTTCTCGGGTGGGCCGCCAATGTAAGCAGGGCGGTGGTTTTCCCAGGACAGCACGCGGATGATGCAGCCGACGCCGCAGCAGGTGTATTCAAATTCGGTCATGCCCTGATCTCCAAAAGCTGCTCGTCGCAGTCCTCGTCAACGTACACCGAGAACAGGGTCAGCTCAAAGTCGCCCTCTTCGGTTTCAATGACGATGTCCCGCGAGGCGGAAAACATGTCATTGGTTTTGCTGGACCGGGTCGCGCTGAAACGGATGCTTTTGACGCGGTGGATGTTCAAGTTGAAGTTCATCTATTTCTCTCTTTCTGTTGATGGAGGTTAAATTATAGCGGTATCGTACCAATTCTTCTCAGTAGTTTCCCTAATTTTTTATCGTGCATTGCCCTGCAAGCGGTCCGCGACCAGTGTGGCGTAGCCCGCGATGTCTACCCAGCTATCCACCCTGTCGGGGTTGCCGTTCACGATGCGGCCAATCTTGTGCAGAATCATCTCCAGGGCTTCCCACTGATCATCAGCAAAGGTCTTGTCGTGAATGGCTGCGTGGTCCGCGACCAGTCGTTTCATACCCTGCATCAGTGCAGCGCCGTCCTTGAACTTGCCGTAGTCCTGGGCACGCTCGTTGATGGTCTCATCCGCTCCGATTGTTTCGACCTCCGGCTCGCGCTCATCCTCATACTTCAAGTGTCCGCGCTCTACGCCTTCTCTAACATATTCTTCAGGCTTCAGTCCCAGCTTGGCTGCCAGAACTATGGCCTTAGAAGAAACAAGAACGCTGCGCCCTGTGCCAGGCTCAGGCACTGACACCATCGTAGGGTCCTCACACATGTTGTCCAAGATTTGCTTACGCAGCTTGTAGGTCATAGGCTTAGACGCCTGGTACTTCGCAGCCACCGTGGCCACGCTGCTGCCGGGGAATTTGCGAAAGTGTTCGCGGACTTTTTCAGACTTGTTCATGTGGTTTCCTTTTGAATTTCAACGATTGCACGTGCCTTGCCCTGGGCCAATGCCTTTAGGACAAAGTCGTGCGCCTTCTCAATGTCATGGACAGTGGCATGCGCCAACTGCTCCTCATGCAGGTCCATCACCAGCTGCAGGGCTGCCCACTGCTTGGCTGTCATGATGAACCGCATTCCGTTGGCCACGCCGCGCTGCGATAGGGCAAGCAAGGCGTCTTGCCCCTGCTTGATCTCGTCGAGCCAGTCGTGGCCTTTTCCCATGAGGGCCAGCGCTTCAGTGATGTTGAAAGCACCGATCAGCATGTCAATGTCGTTCTTGTTTGCCTCGCCCCTACGAAGGTGATCCAGGGCCGCGCGGTTCTTGATCTGTACGTCGAGGTACGTCCCTGGCAGATCGCGCACAGGCATAAGGCCTGACAGCACGAACTCCAGAGGGTTCTGGAGAACGGGGCGGGGGCGGTATTTGCTGCGCTTTCTCATGTGCTGCACGCCACAAAAAGACTGGCCAGCACCAGCGTCAGTAAGAGGGCGGAGAACATGATGGTTCTGTCGCGGACCAGGAGGCGGTAGTTGCCGAGCAGGATGTTCTGCAAGAGCTCCTCGTCTCCTGACATTGGCGCGGACCGTGGCACGTAAGCCAGGCCGATCAATACCTTGCCGGTGTTCACATACTTGCCTGTGGCGGCGAGTTTGTTGAATACCTGCTGTTCTCTCGTAAGGGGTTTCTTAGCCATTTCAACCTTTCTCCTTTCTATGTTGGAGCTGTGATCGTAGCACATTTATCTCACGTGTCAACAACTCAACTCTACTTTCTGCATCCAACCAGGCTCCACGCCATAGTCGCTGGTCCTCAATACGCTGTGCAGCCGCTTCAAGCATGTCTGTTATAAGAGGAAAGACTTCCTTAACCGAGCGCAGTTCCTCTTGTAGTTTCATGTTCACTCCATGAATGTTTTAGATATTCTTCTCGAAGCAGCCCATACAGCACCAGGTCTCCCCCGTCAGGGAAAGCCTTGCGCATGCACCCCTCGTACTTAAATCCCAGGCGCGACACAAACCGCTGGGCGTTGAGGTTTTCTGCCCGGATGAGGCCCGTGACCCGTGCTACTTCAAGCACTCTGAACGGAAACTCAAACGACGCGTTGAAGAAGCTGCGCGACAGCCAGCGGCTCTTGGGCCGTGCAGCGATGTGCATGTCCATGTTGGTGGCCGTAAAGGAAGAGAACACGGTGACCGCCAGGAACTCGTCGTTGTCGTCCACCAGGCTTATCGCAGTGACGTCCCCCGACACGCCTTCAATGCCGATGACCTCCTTGGCCCAGGCTACGGCCTCGTTGACCCGTTCAAAACGTAGAATTTTCACGATAGTTCTCCGCAATGTCGTCTTCAAACAACATCATCTGCTCCTCGGTGAGGGTCTTGGTGATGTCCACCTGGCGCGGCTTGCCGCTGGGGCCGGTGATAGTCAACAGGACCTTGGTGATGTCCAGTTGCGCGGGCAGTTCTGTGTCTTCTACCAGCATGGCCGGCAGCACCTCAAAAGTGAGTTCGACGGGGAACGTCATCTCGGTTTGATATTTCATTTTTGGCTTTCTCTCTTGTTTTGGCAATACGTTGTAGCGTCAGGGATTCTTCATAGGCAATGTCAAACACAGGAATCAGTAGGCAGTGCAGATACGCGCCCATTCCCATCTTGTAAAAGGCAGCCACTTCTTTGAGCATGTAATACGCCTCCTCGGGTACGGACACGGTAATCCAGCGCTGCCCCGCGCGCTTAGAGGGTGACGCACGTACAGCGTCATAGCGGTCTTTCTTTGGGCGTCCATTCTTCTTTGGCCTACCCCGTTTCTTCATTGGTTGGCGGATGTACGGCTCCGGGTTAGCGGGTACAACTTGGGTTCGTGGCGTGGCAGGTCTTCCCATTTAATTCTCCTTTCTATTTGAACTTATCAGTGTATCGGAAAAAAGGGGGCTGGGAGCAAGCCCCCAGCCCTAACTTCACAACAAGGGCAACTGCGAGAAGCCCGGTATCAATTATGAAGCCTCTCCCCAGCTTGGTCCAGTATCCACGTCAACACGGGATGGAACCTCTAGGGTTACTGCCTTGGCCATGATCTCGGCTGCGGCGCGCGCCTCATCAATGTTCCTGACGGACAGGGCTACTTCGTCATGCACCTGCAGTAGCAATTTAAAGCCTGCCTTATGCAGTGCCACCATACCGGCTTTGGTC